GGAACGGATTGACGCTCGCGCCGCCCAGTCCCATGTTGAAGTCGTTTGCCATTTGCTCGCCTTTCAGACAGCCGCGCCCGCGGCATCTACCCATATTGTCCCAGTCCACCAAATCGGTTTGCCATTTGCTGCCAACGTGGTGTCGAAATACATCGCGCCGACCTCAGCAGCGCCGAGCGCCGGCCGGCTGCCCGTGCCGCCGCGGTACACAACGACGTTGACCGCCTGCGCAACCCGGCGCATCCAATCCCGCATGACGGGATCGACGTTAACGCGGGGTTCGGTTTCGAGCTTCATCGCTCACCATCCTGAAACAAGCGCGCGTCGTGCGCCGTTTCCTCGTGCGGCCCGGTCATATCGATGCGCAGCCGATGAAACCGCCCCGACTGCCGCACGTAAAACTGACCGTCGTAAATGGGCTCCACCGGCCCAGCGGCCAGCGCCTTGCCCTCGTCCATCTTCCACAGGCCCGACGCCGCCGCGGTAGTGGGCTCCACCAGGTAGCGCATGCGGTAGCGATCAAGCACCGTTACAGCGTCGTCCGAGCCGAAATCGCCCGTCGTGATGCTCGAATCAGCGGTGACGCCGTTTGCCACCTGCAACCGGTTGGAGCCGTCGAAGTACGCATAGGCGCGACCCCCGGCCAGCCAGTATTGCGAGTCAAACGGCACGGCCGGCAGAGTGTCAATCGTGCTCGCAATCGCATCGAGGCCGTCTATCGTCACCCCCGGCGCGATATACGAAATCGCGGCCTGCATCGTGAAGTCGGACACCCCCCAGCGCCGAGTCTTGACATGGAAGACGATCGCGCGATCCACCGTGCCCGTGCTTTCCTTGCTTGCATAGTGGATCCACACGAGCTGTCGCTGGCGATCGAAACGCGCTTGCGTGCGGTAGCGGAAAGTGGCCGAACTGTTCGCCCTAAACCATTCCCGAATCTCGTCGCCCACGGATACCGGCGCCGTACCGTCAAATATCCAGAAATCATCGTCGCCCACGACAAAATGAGCGCCGCCGATGTCGCAGATTGCGTCCTGCCCCACCGCGCCGCAGTCGTTCGAGCCGCGAATCAGGCTCCACGCCCACACCACGCCGCCGATGCCCTGAAACGTGCCCAGGAAGACGCCGCGGGTCTTGTACGCCACTACATAGTCACCCAGCGGCAAAGCCGCCGTAATGCCCCCAGGAACCGCCACCAGGCGCCCCGTCTGCGCGCCCGTGGCCACCGATGGCGCCCAGGAGGTTTGATCGTTCTGCGCGCAGCACCACCAGCGGTCAGGACTCACGCCATAGACGGCCTCGTTCGTGCTGAACGCGATCACGAAATTGTTCGAGGCCGAGACGACAATCTTCGCTTTGGGAGCTGTCGCGATCGCCGCGAAGGCGCCCGTCGAGCTCCCTTGCATCGCATCCACGAGGTTACTTGCAATGGTCGTATCCCCGAACTGAGCAAAGGACCAGCGAGAATCGGTTGAACCCGTGTACGGCGTGCCGCCCGCGCTCCGATCAGTCCAAGCCGTACCGATGAGCTCATAGAGCCGGGTTTGCGTCCCCGCGAAGATGCGCCGCGTGTCGTCGAGCTTCGTCGCCACGACCGCGCCGCGGCACGCCGTCGCCAGGGTATCGGCCGCAGCCGGCGCACCCGTAGGCGCCCCCATGAAGCCCTTCGCGAAGGGAATCACGTGTTGGCAGTTCGTGAACACGCCAGGGGTATTCGGGTCCACATCCGGCGCGAAACCTAGAAGCTTGTCCATCAGCGCCACCGCCCGATGGCATCCGGCCGGAAGGCCCGCAGCGCCCCGCCGCTGATTTGCGCCGCCCGGTCACTATCGGTCGCGGCATCAATCGCCTTGTCGAGCAGGCTCCCGAACTCGGCAATCTTCGCGGTGTTCTTGACGAAAACCGACGCTTCGAGCAGCGCGGCATAGAGGTAGATCGACGGCCAGCGCTGCAATAGCCACGTGCTCGCAACGTCGTCGAGATAGCCCGGGTGTTGGTAATAAACCGCGGTGATCGACGCCGGCCCCGCCGACCCGTAGTACAGCCGGCCGCCCTCGATGCTGTAGCGCGATGCGTCCCCGATGCCCTGCCCGCCGCGGTAGACCGACGCCAGCGCATCGGCCGGCATGTAATCGAGTTGCCAGCCGGAGCCGTTCGCGTTGTCGGTCGCAAGCCGCTTGAACGCCAGGAAATCGGCCGGCAGATCGACGTAGTTCGCCAGGGCCGGAATCGTGAGCACCGTGGGCACGCTCAGCCCCGCCGAGAGCCGCACGCGATTCCAGATTCTTTCCTCGCCCAACCGGATGAAGTCGGGCACGCGTGCGCTGACCGTCGTATCGAACCGGGCAAGCCAATCCTTTACCGCAGTCGTCAGCGACAAGTAATTGTCGAGTGCCATTTCAGTCCTTTAAATAGGCCGGATAGGCGCAGAAAGCCGGGTACGTCTTGAAGAACCGCTTCACCGCTTTGCGCCGCTCCACGGTATCCTGAATCTCGACTATTTTGCGATGGAAGATGTCAGGGATGTGGCCTATCTCCCGCCCCTCGCCCCAGCCCTTGCCCTCGTTGCGCTCCCGCATGGCCTGCACGTGCGCGAGTATGGGCTCCATGTCCTGCCAGTGCTCCACAACAAGCGTTTCACCCGCGAAGTGAAGAATCTTGCGCATCCCTGACGGTGCAACGTCGTCCAGAATCGATATGCCTTCGGCTAGGTCTTGTCCTCGTGACATGTTCCACCTTTCGTATATGGAAAGGGCCGGCCCGTCGCCAAGCCGGCCCCGTTCAGTTGGCACGAAGCCGGATCAACCGCCCGAGAGGTCCGCAATCTTCCAATGGGCATTCTCGGAAAGCGTGCGGAAAGTGCAATCGACGAGCACTTGCTTTTTCGTGTTGTCGCCAGTCTTGCCCATGTCGGTCGATTGATACCCGCGCAGGTACGCGACATCGATGTACTCCGGCGCCAGGCCGTAGACCGTCGTCGCGCCGGCCAGCAAGTAGTGCGGCACGATTTCCACATCCCCGAAGTCCGAGCCGTACACGTCCGCGCCGCCGATGATCTTCGCTTGCTGATTTTTCTTGTCCGCAACTTGAAACCGGTTGACCGCGATACCAGCGAAGCCGGAGAACACCGCCTTATGGTTTGGCGACATGTACGCAGCTGGCGGGATTTCCCCGTTCGAGATGTAGGTCGCTTGGACCGCCGCCTTGAACAGAGCTTCCGTCAGCGCGCGATTCGTGCCAGGCGTCGGCGCCACCGTGGGAGCGCCGGAGGTATGCGCCACAGTCGAGCCGCCCGCGCCGTGCTGTGCGTTCGTGTAGATCAACACCCCCAGGCCGCCAGCTTTGGGCGCCACGCCAGCGGAGCCGGCCACTGCCGGGTTTGCCGACAGGAGAGCCGCTTCCTGGTCGCGGTGCAGTTCCTTGTACGCCTTGGCCACGTTGTACGCCATTGCGCTCTTCATGCCCGCCTTTTTCACGACCTCGGCACGGCCGGAAACCACCACCGTGTCTTGGAAGATTTGGCAGTAGTTGCCAACGCGCACGGGTGGCGTTTTGGTGCTTCCGGTCGCGTCGTCGCCGTCCAGCGCCGCATTGTCCTTATTCGCGGAGCGAAGGCTGTCGCGTTGCCATTCGGTGTAGTTGTTGTCCGCCGTCGCCGTGCCGGCCATCGACAAAACCGGGGTTTTCCACGGCTGGGTCAAAGTGATCTTTTCGATCAATTCTTCCCGGACGTTCGTGCCCGCGGTGTAGCGCGTGTAAGTGCCGGTCGGAAGGACATAGAGAACCATGCCACGAGCGGCCATGTAGCCATGGATGCGATCGCCCAGGAGCGCCAGCAGCGCAATCCAGAACGTCTTGAATGGGAGTTTCACGATGAACCTTTCAAAGATTTTTTGACATAAGCCAGTCCGCAAGGTCTCTATTTCCGGCGCGGCCGGAGTTAAACCTCGCGTTGAGAACCTTCTCGGTTTTGGATTGGATCGGTGCCGACTGACGCGGCGCAGGTAGGCGCGCGGGAGGTTTGACCAGGGCCGGCGTCTTGTCCGCCACGGCCGCGGGTTTCACTTTCTCGCCCGCTTTGGAATTGGCTTTTTGCCACTTCATCGCAGCATCGAAGATTTTCACCAGCGTCGGATCAACGACTTTTTGAAGCCGCTCACGGGGAACCCCGAAAGCCTTGTGAATTCCCTCAAACAAGTCGGGAACCACCTTCAAATCGAAGCCATCGGCTAGGAGCTTGTCGCGGGCCTCTTTGGCTTGTCGCTGCTCACTTGCTTCCTGCTCCGCCGTCATCGTCTGCCTGGTGCTCAGCACTCGATTGCGAATTTCGTCGAGCTTTGCCACGACCGCTTTCTGGCGCAAGTCCTCTTGCATTGCCAGTTGAGGATCGCGCGCGGCCAATTCCGCCATTTCCTGCGCGCTGCGCAATTGCGCGAGATCCACTATCGCCTGGTGCGCGATTTGCGCCTCAGTCAATGCGTGGTCGCGATATTCGAC